TGATTAGACAGCAGATCCTTGACATTTGTCGTGGCAACAACTACTGCAGGTTCAATCATCACTTTTCCTTTCATTTCGGCGTTGGCGTTCAAAGCGGCCATTGTATTGTTGTTCAAAAACATAATAACGGGCAAACAGGGCGATCCATCCGCGCGATCTAGCGACGTATTGCAAATATCATCAAAAATGACTCCTTGATGGTGCGTTCCAAACTCGGATTGATACTTATCTTCCATATTCAACGAGATCACGGCACGTGGGTCGTAATCATAACCGTTGACTTGAAGAATGTACCGAGTCAAAGCATTCGCAATCGCAGATTTTCCCACACCAGAACCTCCGAAAAGCAAAGCACCATAAGGTTTGATGCGAATGCCTTCCTTCTTGGAAAGGGTACGGGACGTCTGAATGTCTCGCAAGACTGCAAGTCGGCTTGAGTAATACGCTCTCTCACCGGCCTTGCATGTGTTCAACAACGTCAAAGTGTCTCCGATGCACTCATGAACACGACGATCAAAAGTCTCATCATCAATGTCGGCACCACGGCCTATATCAATGCAAGCCTTCTGGGATTTGATGAAAGTATACTCATTATCATAAGCATTCTTTGCTTCAGACTGGAAAAACAAATCAATGTTTCCAGACTCGAAAACAAGACGAGCTTTAGAGATGAGCAACTTACCAAAGAGCACAATTTTCTCAACCAATTGAACAACAGTAACCTGTTGCCTCAAAGGCTCAGAAACGAACAAAGACATTCCTTGAAAAGAAATATCAATCTTCTTCAAAAATCCCAATGTAATCATCATACGGAGAATGTCATACAACTCTTCAAACACTTCACTTTCCTTGAACAAAGTCCAATACTTTCCAAAATCTGGAATGGAAATTTCTGGCAAGGAAACGTTGAAATCGGAAGCGATCTTGCGCAACGCAAACCAATGGGCACTGAAATTGTTCAATATCCAATCAGGTGCGTCAAGCGTGAAGTTAATAACTTCTCGAACTCCAAATTGAGACTTCAAAAGTTGATTTGCATTACGAATGCGCCTCTTCTCTTTTGTCTCTTGGGCACGGGCTTCCTTCTCTCGCAACGCGCGGTTTTTCCTGTCATGGGCTTTCTTTTCATTTTTGATGCGAGCATCATACTTGCTTTTCCCGTAGCCATTCTGGCTTGGTAAAAGCGCGTACTCAAGCAAGCACCTCCAAATCACAAGACTGTTAATGGTTAGGAGAGCTTTCGGAAAAGATCCCCACACATGTTGCCATTGTCCACAAGTCATGAAAAGCAAAAACACAATGCTGTTTCTGTTGAAATTAAACAACAAAAATTGCTTCGTGTAAGCCAAGTAGAAAATCAGAGCGATAAAACCAAAAAGAGCAGTAAACACTAAAGGTAACTCATAATCATGCTTCATGTAAACAGGTTGTTCATCACAACCGGCTTCCTCCAAAACATAATTGTAGTCAAACTCAACACCCCGAAGGGTGGAGATTCCCGGGTCGTTCAAATTTGATTCCTCGAAATAAGTAGAATTCATAATTTTAGTGGGAATAGGGACTAACCTCAAAGGGCTAAACAAACCAAGACTAAATCATCTCAATCCGATCGATAAAACAACTATTGATAACCTCAAGAAAATACTCAGGGGCACGGAAAATTTAGGTGACCAAACCTCCTCACTCAGGTTGTCATGAGGTAAACGTGCATAAGCAAATCTATATTGTTCATTCATAGTAAGTACAGTTACGTTTGTCAAATTGAAACCAATGGACCAATTCTTCTCGCAAATTTCTTAGATCTACAATCTCTCTTCTACCCTACTGCGGGTGGAGATTGATCAACGAAATGAATAAATGCGAGTGGGATTCCACTGACAACAAAACCTTACGAATGTTAATTACCAGTTGTTGAATTTCTCATCATAAAATTCAATGGTCTATGCAGGCAGGTACAAAAACAGCTCGTCCTTACAGGCTGCTAATACCTCCTACAGAAGGGGGTGATTTACAACAGAGTTGACTCTCTGGGGTGACGGCATAAACGTACGACATAGTAGCCACAACTACGTCATTCATACGGTCATCACTTAGGAATTGGTTATTTTCCGGGGTGGTGACTAAATATCATATTAATATACATTCTTATAATCTACAGATTAAGCTTGCGCCTATTCTATAGGTCTCTTAAATCAATACAGAAAATGTGATTAGGGTTCTACCCCTATTCAACACGTCTGCAAAGACATAAATAAGAGCAGAACAAGAACTGCAATGAATATGTATGATTGCCGGGT